AAGATGGTAGTCCCCCCCCGGGTTAAAAAAATCAAAAAACTCTGGCTATTGGAAGAACGGGCAGAAGGGACGACAAAACAGATTTTTCTCGCGCGCGAGGGAAAATTGAGTGAAAGGAGGGATTAAATAATGGCAAGTGTAAAAAAAATAAGAGAATCATTGATTAAACAATTGCAGGATAAAGGAGCTAATGTAGAACATTTCTTAAGCTTAATTGATGATTACTGTTGGTACTGGGAACAGGAAAAGGCCATGCAAAAGGATATAAAAAAGCGTGGTCGTACCTATAAGGCCATATCAGCAGCAGGAAAAGAATATGAAAAAGAAAATCCCTCCGTCAAAAATGCTTTGCTTTACAATAAGCAAAAACTTGCAATACTCAAAGAACTAGAATTAACAACTGATAACGTAATCAGTGATGATGACGATGAGCTCTAAAAAGTTAATACCAGAAATTCAGAACTATATCGATTTAGTACGAAGCGGAGAAATTGCAGTTTGTAAAGAACAGCTTTTACTCTGTGATTATGTTGAGAAGTGTTTTAAAGACGAAAATCTTTTCGTTGATGAAGAGCTTCTCCATAAATATTTAAGTTTACAAAAATACTTCCCCTTTAAATTACTTGAATGGGAAGTTTTTTGTTTCACTCTTCATAATTGCACTTATTCCAAGCCTGGCGTTTTAAGATGGCCAGATCTGTTTATACTTGTAGGGCGTGGTGCTGGCAAAAATGGTTATCTTAGTTTTGAAGACTTCTGCTTAATTAGTGAATACAATAACATAAAAGAATATAATATTGATATTTGTGCTAATGCAGAAGAGCAAGCAAGAACATCTTTTGATGATATATATAATGTTCTTGAATCAAATGAGAAGAAACTAAAAAATCATTTCTACTGGAATAAAGAAATGATTAAATGTTTAAAAACTGGTTCAGTTTTGCGTTTTAGAACATCAAATGCTAAAACAAAAGACGGTGGGAGGCCTGGTAAAGTAGATTTTGATGAATACCATCAATATGAGGATTATAAGCTCATTAACGTATTTAAGACTGGTTTAGGTAAAAAGAAGAATCCGAGGACTACAATAATTAGTACGAATGGTGATGTTAGAGATGGTCCATTGGATCATCTTATAGCAAGAGCTCAGCAAATTTTAAATGGTGGTATTCAAGATAATGGATTGTTGCCTTTTATCTGTAAACTTGATGATGAAAAAGAAGTTGATGATCCTAAAATGTGGGATAAAGCTAATCCATCACTTCATTACTTTCCTGAGCTTAGAGCACAGATAGAAAGAGAATATGTTGATTACAAAAATGATCCAGTAAGCAATTCATCCTTTATGACAAAGAGAATGAATATTCCACAGGGAAATAAAGATGTGGAAGTTACCTCATGGGAAAACATACTGGCTACTAATCAACCAATTCCGGATTTAACCGGTTGTACTTGTGTTGTTGGTATTGACTATGCAAAAACAACAGACTTTGTATGTGCCGGTTTATTGTTTAAATACAAAGGCAAATATTATTGGCTATCACATACATGGGTATGTGAAAACTGTGCTGACCTTGGAAGAATTAAAGCTCCATTACGAGAATGGGAAAAACAAGGATTTTTGACTTTTATAAAAGGACCTGAAATATCCCCCGACATTCCTGCTGCTTGGATTGCAGAACAGGCGCAAAAATACAACCTTACTGTATTAGGAATTGATAATTACCGTTACACATTACTTGCAAGAGCTTTAAGAGAAGTGGGCTTTGATACTGATAAAAACGGGGCTAATAATATTAGGCTTATAAGACCGAGCAACCAAATGTTCATAGCTCCAGTAATAACAAGCTTGTTCGTAAATCATAATATTGTTTGGGGAGATAACCCACTAATGCGTTGGTATACAAACAATGCCTGTGTTATAACTTCATCTTCAGGAAACATAACCTATGGCAAGATTGAACCTAAGTCAAGAAAAACAGATGGGTTCATGGCATTTGTAGCGGCTATGTGTGTAAGTGGAGACTTGGAAGACAGTGGAGAAACCATAGACTTTGATTTTGGAGTTTACACATACTAAGGGAGCTGATTAATAGTGAAATTTAAATGTCATTTTAAACTTGAGCTTGATATAAAAACAAATTCAGATGAAATCCAGGAAGTGTTAAACAAAATATGCGATACCTTAGGAAAAGAATTTAATACTCTAGGTAAAGAAATCAAAATTGAAGCAAGGGTAACAAAATTAGATGTAGAGCTTTAGGAAACTAAGGCTTTTTTATTTTGCCCTGAAAGGTGGTGATTAAGTGAAATTTTTAGATTGGATAAAAGATTTTTTCGGGGTAGACCAGGGAACGGTGTATCTTAATCAACAGGCCCTAGCGACACAAGAGGTTCAACTTGCCATAGAAGATTTTGCTATTTGTATGGCTATTAACTTAATTGCCGGTGCAATAAGTAAATGCGAATTTAAGACTTATTTAAAAGGCAACGAAAACAAGTCAGATGAGTATTATCTATGGAATGTTGAGCCTAATAAAAATCAAAATTCAAGTCAGTTTTTACGGGAACTTATATCAAAGCTACTTTATTACAATGAATGTCTTGTAGTTGATATTAATGGACAGCTTATAATTGCTGATGATTTTAATCAAAACGAATTTGCGGTAGTAGAAAATTATTTTACACAAGTATCACGTGGAACAATGACATTTGACCGTTCGTTTAAGATGAGTGAAGTTTTATATTTCAAGTATGAAAATGATGATATTCGTGCTTTACTCTCAAATTTGCTTAAAGGGTACAATAATTTGCTTAATATGGCTATAGGCAAATATAAACGTTCTGGTGGTAGAAAAGGTATTGCAAAAATAGATAAGACTGCATCTGGTGATAAGGATTTTCAACAAAAGGTTGATGATTTATTTAATAACAGATTCAAGTCATATTTTGAGGCGGAAAATGCTGTAATCCATCTACCCAGAGGGATAGAGTATGCCGAGCAAAATGGCGAAGGAAATAAAAAATCAACAAGTGATGTTGTTGATATATCCAATATAACTAAAGAAGCTTTTGAACGTGTTGCCCAGGCGTTTAAAATTCCTCCAGCGTTACTAAGAGGAGATATAGCAGATATAGAAAAAATAACAGATAACTTTCTTACTTTCTGTATAGATCCATTAGCAGACATGATAAGTGAGGAAATAAATCGCAAAAGATATGGCAAGGAACAATTTTTAAAAGGCTCATACCTTAAGATAGACACCACATGTATTAAGCATATTGATATATTCTCTATTGCTGAAAAATTTGACAAGCTTATTGCAAGTGGAGGCTACAGTATTGACGAACTCAGAATTAAAGCTGGTGATACTCCATTGAATACATGGTGGTCAAAGAAACATTGGATGACAAAGAATTATTCAGATATTGAAAACTTGGAAGGAGGTGAAGCACAGTGAAACCGCTATACGTAATTAAACAGTCAGCTGAACCTAAGTCATTAGATTTATATATCTATGATGATGTGGTTGCAGATGGCTATGACTGGTGGACTGGAGAATTGATTGAGAGTGATACATCTGCAAAACACGTTAAAAATCAATTAGAAGCTGCAGGAGATATTCAGAACATCAATATTTATATCAATTCTTATGGTGGAGATGTTAAGGAAGGATTAGCAATCTATAATCAATTAAAAAGACATCCCGCACAAAAGACAGTTTATATTGATGGATTTGCTTGCTCCATAGCTTCTGTAATAGCCATGGCAGGGGATAAGGTTATAATGGGGCCTAATACACTTATGATGATACATCATGCCTGGATGGTTGCATGTGGTAATGCTGATGAACTTAGAAAGGCAGCTAATGACCTTGAAGTAATTGATAGAGCAAGTTACCAAAGCTATCTTGAAAAGGCTGGTGATAAATTAACAGAAGAAAAACTTAAAGAGCTCCTGGATGCTCAAACGTGGTTAAATGCAAAACAATGCATTGAATATGGACTTGCTGATGAAATTGCAGGTAAAGAAGATGACATTATGACAATTGCTAATCAAAGATTACAGCAAGCAAAACAGGCTGAAATCAGTAAGTATAAAAAAATAGAACCTGCTGCGAAGGTGCCAGAAGAGTTTAATAGACAGAAAACTAATGCTGAAAAATTAATGGCAGCATTTAAAATTAATAGAAAAATGGAGGGAAAGTAAATTATGAAAAGCAAAGATTTAATTCAACAAGAACTTAAGGAAAACTTAATTAAAGCTTTTAAAAGTGAGGACGAGGATGCGATTGCAAAGGCTTTTGCTGAATTTGCAAACACAGTTCAACAAAATATTATGGAAGAATATACTGCATATCAAAAAACGCAGGATAGTGCAATTCTTGCTAAGCGTGGTATTCACCAATTAACCGCCGAAGAGACAAAATTCTATCAAAACATAATCAATGCAATGAAATCAGTGAACCCGCAACAAGCTTTTACTGGGCTTGATACAGCCTTCCCTGAAACTGTTATAGACAATGTAATTGCAGATATAAAATCGGCTCATCCTTTACTAGACGCAATTAATTTTACTAATACCACTGTATTAACAAAGATGATTTTAAACAAACAGGGTGCTCAATTAGCAACTTGGGGACCTCTAAATTCTGCCATTGCACAAGAATTATCAGGAGCTATAGGTAAAATTGATTTAACACTCTGCAAGTTGTCGGCATTTATGCTAGTTTCAAAAGATATGCTTGCCGTTGGACCAGAATGGCTTGATGCATATGTTAGGGGAATCCTTTCTGAAGCCATAGCATTAGCACTTGAAACTGCTATTGTTGATGGGACTGGAAACAACGAACCTATAGGAATGGACAGATGTGTTGCAGATGACGTAACTGTCACAGGAGGGGTTTACCCATTAAAGACACCTGTTGTAGTAAATGACCTTAAACCTTCTACTTATGGAACAATATTGAGCACCTTGGCACAGGGGCCAAATGGAAAAACGAGACCTATTAGCAATGTTTTACTTGTGGTAAATCCTACGGATTATTTTACGAAGGTTATGCCAGCAACTACTATTAGGGCAGCTGATGGAACATATACAAGAGATGTATTCCCATTCCCAACAACAGTTATACAATCACCTGCAGTTCCAGCTGGTAAGGCTATTTTTGGTCTTGCTAATAGATATTTTATGGGCATTGGAGCAGGAACTAATGGCGGCAAGATTGAATACTCAGATGAATTCAGATTTTTAGATGATGAAAGAGTGTATCTCACTAAGCTATATGGAAACGGTAGAGCATTAGATGATAATGCATTTATACTTGCCGATATTAGTGGATTAACTCCAGCAACACTTGAAGTAGCAGTTACAAATGTTGTAAAAACTAAAGAACAGGTTTAATAGAGGTGATATAAATGCCGGATATATCGCTGGTTCAGCAGCTATTGCCAGATGTTAAGGCTTATTTGCATATAACATGGCAGGATGAGAATACAGATAAGAATCTAACCGGCATGATAAATCGAGGAATGGCGCGTCTGCAGGATATTGCGGGCGCGTCTCTTGATTTTACGGTGGAAGATTTACCCCGGCAACTCTTATTTGATTACTGCAGATATGCAAACAGCCATGCTTTAGAAGTGTTTGAAAAGAATTTCGAATCTGAACTTATGAGTTTGCACATTAAATATCAAGTAGCCGCAATGGAGAGTGAGGCTACAATATGAAGATTAAACTGGATAATATTGAGTTTGAGAGCTTTTCAGATGGGATATGTGATATCTACTCAGAAGATGAAGAAGGTAATAGAGTAAATAAATACAACGGTTTAGGCTTTTCTAACCGTGTATTAGGTTTTAAAAGATATTTTACAGCAGCGGCTAATCAGGTAAAAACAGACAGAGTGATAAGAATACCTCAGGTAAGCGGTATAGATACTCATGACACTGTGGAAATCAAAGGCGTTGGCAAATATAGTATTGAACTAATACAACCTATTTTCGATACAAACCCATTCAGCATTGATTTAACGCTTAGGCAGATTGAAATGTTTGAGGTGGTGCAATGACTACTGTTAAAATTGATGAACTCGCAGATGTAATAGCAGAATACATGAATAATTATACCCAAGACATCACCGACGGAGTTAAGAAGGCTGTAGATATTGTGTCAAAAGAAGTAAATGACGAAATAAAAAATCATATAACTTTCAAACAGCGTACAGGTAAATATGTAAAAGCATTTAGGATAAAGACATCATACGAAGATAGATATAACAAGAGAAATACATGGTACGTTGCAGCTCCACACTATAGGCTAACTCATTTACTTGAAAATGGTCATGCTTTACGAAGTGGTGGCAGAACGCGGGCATTTCCCCATATCAAATATGGTGAGGAACTAGCGAAAAAACGCATGGAGGAACTTGCAAAGGAGGCAATAGAAGATGCTAACAGACGTTAAGGCATGGCTTGAGACTACAGGAATGAAAGTAGCGGAAGAAAGATTTTTAAGGCCTCCTGCCTTACCTTATGTTATTTTTACTGAAGAAACAAATACAAGCGGGGCAGATAGCAAAAACTGTATAGTGGACAGAGCAATAAGTATTGAGCTATATTCAGATAAAATTGATTATGAAGCTGAACAAAAGATAGAATTGTTGTTAAATGAAAAAGTAATACAGTATTCAAAGGACCGTACATGGATTGATAGTGAAAAATTCTTTCAAACCGTGTACGATTTTAATTTATTAGAAAAAATTTAGGAGGGATATATATATGGCAACAGCAGGTGAAAAGATAGTTTTAGGTTCAGGTAAACTTTATATAAGCGAATTTACAGACAGGACTATTCCTGATAATGCAACGCTTGAAGTGGAAACTAATTTATTAGGCTTAATTCAAGGGGGAGCAACGCTTGAGTATAAACCTAAATTTGTCGAGGTTACAGATGATTTAGGACTTGTAAGCAAAACTGTTCTAACTGAAGAAGAAGTAACGCTAAAAAGCGGGGTAATGACTTGGAACGGTAATACTCTCGCAAAGCTTTGCGCTACTGCAAGAGTAACGGAGGCAAGCGGGAAGAGAACAGTTAAGATAGGCGGCTTAGGTAAGCAGGATGGAAAACAATATGTGATTAGGTTTGTGCATGAAGATGCAGTGGACGGAGATATTAGAGTTACAATAGTCGGAAATAATCAGGCTGGATTTAGCCTTGCATTCGCAAAAGACAAGGAAACTGTAGTTGATGCAGAATTCAAGGCTCAACCAATGGATTCTGAAGGAACAAAAATTATTTATGAGGAAGAAATTCCAGTTACACCATAATTGAAGGGCAGTTAATAACCGCCCTTCAATAAATGAAAGGAGGATAAACTATGTTTGATATTAGCACTGTAAATAAAAGATATTTTGTTATTAAAATAAATGATATAACCCTTGAGGTTGAGCCACCTAAAATTAAAATGCTTAAGAAAATAACAGCATTATCGAAGTCACGTAATGAAGATGCAATGGATGATTTAGCCGAAGCTGTTCGTATGATTTTATCTAAGAATAAGGCAGGATATAAAGTACCTGAAGAGATAATAGATGAGCTTGACTTTGACCAGTTAAATGAGATTTTAACCGCTTATTTTGAATGGTTAAGTAAAGAAAAGAACTCAAAAAACTAAAAATCCCTTATTATCCTTCAGATGAGGGAGATAAGGGACATTATGAAGTTAATACTATTGAGGAGAAAATTGTCTGCGAATACACGGGATATAACTTTGATAGACTGGATGATTTAACTGTATTTGAGTTTTGGTTACTACTTCGTGATGCGGTAATATATAAGTACATGCAGACAGAAGAAGGCAGGGAATACCTTGAAAATTGTTGGCGCCTTGAACAAACTAATCCAGATAGAGAATCATTAAGAAAAAAAATAGGCGGAAAGGAGGGGCAAAATGGCGGGTAATATTAAGGGTATAACTGTTGAGATAGGGGGTAATACAGCCCCTTTGCAAAACGCATTGAAAGATGTAAACAAAACAAGTCGAGATTTACAGAGTGAGCTTAGGGAAGTAAATAAGCAACTCAAATTAGACCCTGCGAATACAAATTTACTCACACAAAAACAGAAATTATTAGCTGAAAGTATTACAAATACTAAAATTAAGCTTGATACTTTAAAGGAAGCTGAAAAACAAGTACAGGAACAATTTAAACGAGGCGAAGTAAGCGAAGAACAATATAGAGCATTGCAACGTGAAGTTATTAAGACTGAACAATATTTAAAGAGCCTAGAAAAACAAGTTGGTAAGAGTAATGTTGCGTTAGAAAAAATATCAATAACTGCTAAAAAAGTAGGAGATACTGCAGGAACTGTATCAAACAAAATGATGCCTGTTACGGTGGCTATTACGGCAGCAGGTGCAGCAGCTATAAAGATGGGAAGCGACTATGAGGAAAGCTTAAATAAAGTTGATGTTGCATTTAAGGATAATACAAAAGAGGTTGAAGCATGGAGTAAAACTACTCTTGATAAATTTGGTATTGCTGGTGGGACTGCTCTTGATATGGCGGCATTGTTTGGCGATATGGCTACTTCAATGGGGCTTGCCACAGATAAGGCCGCTGATATGTCGATGTCATTAGTTGGACTAGCGGGAGATTTAGCGTCATTTAAAAATATCGGAATAGACCAAGCTCAGGAAGCATTAAAAGGAATTTTTACGGGCGAAGGCGAAGCTCTTAAAACTCTTGGTATTGTAATGACAGATACGACGCTCAAAGAATACGCATTAAGCAAAGGTATAAAGAAGAAATATGACGAAATGACCCAATCTGAAAAGGTTCAGCTTAGGTATAACTATGTAATGGAAATGACCAAAAATGCACAAGGAGATTTTCAGCGGACATTAGGTGGTACTGCAAACAGTACAAGAGTATTAGGCGAGAGTATAAAGGAGTTGTCGACTGAATTTGGGCAGCAATTACTTCCTATTATTACTCCTATTATTCAAAAAGCAACAGAACTTATCCGACAATTTGCAGGACTTGATAATGGCACAAAGAAAGTTATTTTAGTTGTTTTAGGTTTAGTTGCTGCTATAGCTCCAGTTGCTAAATTGATACAAGGCATTTCTATTGTAGCTAGTGGGGCAACTGTTGTCATTAGTACAATTAGTGGTGCTATAGGGATTTTGACGGGTAGTTTAGCTGTAGCAACTCCTGCTGCAACGGCATTAGCTGGAGCTATTTCATTTATTACAGGCCCAATAGGCATCACAATAGGCGCAATAACAGGGCTAATTGCAGTTGGAATACTTTTATATAAAAACTGGGGTCAGGTAAAAGAAATTACTATAACTATTTGGAATAGTATTAAAGTTTTTTTAAATTCCACTGCAAATTCAATAAAGAATGCTATTACTATGGGTTTTAATGCAGTAAAGTCTACTATTTCATCTATTTTTTATTCTATATGGAGTGTTGCTAATAGTGTATGGAATGGAATTAGGAATGCTATAATAATGCCGATTAACGCCGCCAAAAACACTATATACGGCATCATAAATACTATTAGAGGGTATTTCAGTGGATTAAGGCTGAGTATTCCATCTATTGGCACTGGTGCATTAAGTTCACTGAGGGCTTCTGTATCAAGCACTATAAACAATGTTAGAGGTTATTTTAATGGACTAAGATTAAGTTTGCCTTGGATTAGCACAAGCCCGCTAAGTTCATTACTGTCATCTGTTTCAAGCACTATAAGCAAGATTAGAAGTTATTTTGGCGGGCTAAGATTAAGTTTACCGTCAATTAGTATTCCTCATATAAAATTGCCACACTTTTCTATAAGAGGTTCATTTTCGCTTGTACCTCCGAGAGTGCCGACATTAAACGTTAATTGGTATGCAAGCGGAGGTATTTTTAATAGACCAAGTGTTATTGGTGTTGGTGAAGCAGGAACTGAAGCTGTGCTGCCTATCGACAGGCTTGACGAAATTATGGCTAGGGCAATCGAAAAAGTAGGCAACAAAGGGACACAAATAATATTTCAGGGAAATTATTCTTTTGCTGAAAAAAAAGATATTGATTATTTTATGAGCAAAGCGGCTCAACTTGTGCAAAGGAGGAAGGGCTAATGTTGGTTAATAATATCGATATAAGTAATTTTAAAGCCCAACTTCTAAAAAAAGATATACAGACAGCAGAAGTAGTAATATATGACGATTGGTTGCGAAATGCCCTTAATCCTTTGTATATTGGGAAAGAAGAAAAATATAAGCAGATTAAATTAGAACTGTTTATTGATGATACTGATGATGAAAGTGCTTTGAATGATATAAGCAATTTAATAAAACAATTTGAAAAATGCACTGTAAAATTTGACGACTTAAGCTATTATTATGACTGTCTTATCGTAAATAAAAATCACGAGAGAAAAGCTAAAGGTAAATATATACTTAATATGGAGTTTAAAAGTGGTTATGCCTATAAACCTGAGATAACTGAAACAATGGACCATGTTTCTTCAAAGACTATCAATGTCCCAGGTAATCTCCCATCCCCAGCCATAATAGAAATAACTCCAATTGTAGATATGGTTGACATAATAATATCAGGATTTAGTGATAGCTTCACGATAAAAAGTCTCCAGGCTAATCAAAAGGTAATAGTAGATGGTGAGAGCTGCTTAGTTACTCAAGCTGGGGCTAATAAATTCTCAGATTATGATGGGTGGGAGTTTCCTGTATTGCAACCAGGGTCTAATACAATAACTATCAGCAATGCTAATTGTATAGTAAATATAAAATATAAACCGAGGTGGATATAGCAGTATTCAAATAAATTTCGCTTGGAGGTGGTGGTAAATGCTAATATTATATGACGTAAATCATAATAAAATAGCTTTGCTTCAAAATGTGAAGGATCCTAAAAGAGAGAGGACACTCGATGGGGATGAGGTTCTCTCTTTTTTATATCGCATTTCTGATACAAAATATTCATTGATTCAAGAAGAGTGTTATGTAAGGACTAAGGATAATGAGTATGTAATTAAGGAAGTCAACGAAGGCGAAGATTGGACAGAATTTGTTGCTAAGATTAATGTAGAAGCTCTTAAAGGCAAGGATATAGAACACTTTGAAGCAGTAGAGCAAACATGTGCTAATGCTGTTAACTTAGCCATAGTTGGAACTGGATGGACTATAGGTTCCTGCGACGTTACAAAGAATAGAACAGTAAGAAAACAAAGATGTAGTGCTTGGGATGTGTTACAGGAAATAAGAAACACATACAAGTGTGATTTTAGGTTTGATGCAGTAAATAAGAAGATATATATATATCAATCTATAGGAACTGACAAGGGAATATATTTCACTGACCAGTTAAACTTGAAAAAACTTGATGTGCAGAGGAATTCATATGATTATGTAACAAGACTTATTCCTATAGGCAAGGATGGACTTACAATCGAGAGTGTCAATGGTGGAGTTAAGTACCTTGAAAACTTCCAATACAGTAATAAAATTATAACTGCTTATTGGGAAGATAATAGATATATAAATGTTCAAAGTTTAAAGGATGATGCTGAATTAAGACTTGCTGAGCTATCTAAACCACGCAGAGCTTATAAGGCTGATGTAATAGACTTAGCTTCTATACATCCTGAATATGAAATTCTGGATTATGACCTTGGCGACACTATTACGCTTGTTGATAAGACAAAAGGAATCAAAGATAAACAGCGTATTGTAAAAACAATTGAATATCTTGATGAACCAGAAAAAAATCAAATTGAGATTGCGAATAGAGTACTATCGCTTGATGATCTACAAGTTAACTTGATTGAGACATCTGAAACAGTTGATTCAATCACAACAACTGACGGTCAAGTAGTAGGTTCGAAAATCGACAGTGTTGATTACGCAAAAATCAAAAATGTTAGTATCGGCACTACAGACATTCAAGATGCTGCAATCACATCCGCGAAAATCGGTAACGCGCAAATCACGACCGCACACATAACAGATGCAGCTATTAATAATGCAAAAATTGCAGATGCTTCAATAAGTACAGCAAAAATTCAAAATGCAGCTATTAATAATGCAAAAATAGCAATAGCAGCAATTGACACTGCAAATATAAAGGACGGTGCTATAACAAATGCTAAGATAGCCAATGCCTCTATAGATAACGCTAAAATAGCTGATGCTTCAATAAGTACAGCAAAAATTCAAAATGGTGCTATTACTACAGCCCTAATAGGAACGGGTGCAGTACAAACAGCACAAATAGCAGATAGTAGCATTACTGATGCCAAAATAGTATCTTTGACAGCGAATAAAATAACAGCAGGAACTATTGATGCTTCTGAAATAGAGGTTATCAATCTAAAGGCTGCAAATATAACTGTAGGCACAATAAATGGACATCAAATATCTGATGGAGCTATAACTGTGGGAAAAATAGCACAGGGAGCAGTGACAGGAGATAAGATTGCCGCAGGTGCTATAACAGCTGATAAAATTCCTGTAGGAACTATAACCGAGGAACAGGTTAATTGGAAAACACATTTATTATTCTAATATTATTCTAAGGGAGGGGTAATATGAGAAAGAAAAGAGAGCAAAGTATTGATTTTAAGCAGTTCATTAGTGATGTAATTGATGAGGCTTTAGATAAAAAATTTAAAGCGATTTTGGATGACATAACTTATAGAATTGGCGTACTATATGACGTCGCTAATGGTACAAGGGTAACCTCAACCGATTTAAATGTGGCGTTTCATGTTTTAGACGGTTTCTTGTTTGAAGATAATAAACCTACTCCAGGTTATGTACAATGGACAGACTGTAATATCGTTTACAAAGGAACAAAAGTAACTATTCAAAACGGTAATACAAATAAGAAATATATATGGTGGGACTATGATGCTAACCCAAATAACGTATTCCAGTGTTCTGACACTAAACCTACTCTAACAGATGACGACGTTTTAGTATGTGTAAATGAAGGTGGAGTACATTATCTAACAATAGGTCAAGGGAAAATGAGGCATGGGGCGACTTTAGTAGATAGCTCGGTAGATTCAAATATAATTAAGGATAATGCAATAACTGCAACAAAAATATTAGATGGTGCTATAGGTGCCACAAAAATAGCATCGAGTGCCGTAGGAACAGCTCAGCTAGCGGCAAATGCAGTTGATAGCACAAAACTTGCTAATAGTGCGGTTACATCTACGAAGTTAGCATCAGGTGCAGTCACCTCAGCTGCTATTGCTTCTGGAGCAGTAACTTCAAGCGCATTAGCATCAGGAGCAGTAACCTCTACTGCATTGGCTTCCGGAGCAGTTAATACTACTCATTTAGCAAATAAGGCTGTAGATGGTACAAAAATGGCATCAGGTGCTGTAGGAACAGCCCAATTAGCAAACAATGCGGTAGATAGTACAAAGTTGGCAGATGGCTCAGTGGTAAGTTCTAAAATTGGCGCAGGAGCAGTTGCAACAGATAAATTAAATTTAGCACAACATTTACTATTCTAAAGGATGTGGTTTCGTGATACCTTCACTTTTTCTTAATATTAATCATCATTTAATAGATGGCTATCTTGTGCAGGATAATACCCCTGCACAGGGTTTTATTTCATGGTCAGATTTGCATATAACTTACAAAGGAATTACCTATAATATCCAAAATGGTTACACTAACTACAAATATGCATGGTGGGACTATGATTATCCAAACAACTTAGTTGTTGGGGATACATTGCCTACATTAACAGATGATGATGTGCTGCTGTTTTTCAATAAAAATGGTATTCACATGACGATACCAAAAGCTACTGTTATTGATGGTGGTTTAATTGTATCAGAAAGCATTATGACTAATGCTATAGCTGCTAATGCTATCACCTCTGAAAAAATAGCTGCGGGTGCGGTTACTGCAAGCGAAATAGCCGCAAATGCTATACAGTCTATGCACATAGCGGCAGGTGCTATTACAGCTGATAAGATTGCGGCTAACGCTATCGGAGCGAGCGCTATAGCTGCTGGGGTAATTACTGGTGATAAACTTGTTGCAGATACGATAACCGCCAGAGAAATAGCTTCAAGGACTATAACAGCCAACGAAATAGCAACAAATACAATAACAGCGGCTAGTGGAGTAATAGCTGATGCGGCTATTACTACAGCAAAAATTGCGGACGCAGCAATAACTAACGCTAAAATAGATTCATTAGACGCTTCAAAAATTACAACTGGAACATTGGACGCTAATAGGATAGCAGCTGGTAGTATTACAGCAGATAAATTATACGCAGGTGGCATGTTGAGAAATGTGGCAGAAAACAAAACTGTCACTATAACGGCTGGGTCACTTTGTAACGGGGGACCTTGTAGTAGCAATTTAACTGCTTTAGGATATTGGACGACTTCAACTTTTCCAGCAAGTATGACGGTAGATTTGGGGGCTACTATATACGAAATTAAGGAAATAAGTTTTACATCTTATTATGCAACAGATAGCAGGTATATTCCTAAAGATTATGTTTTAGAGTATAGCACAGATGGTTCAACTTGGAGTACTATAGCAACAGTAACAGGCAATACTTCACCTCTAAGAGTGCATACTGTAGGCATAAGTGCAAGATATATAAGGCTAACTGTAAATGCGCCACAGTCAGGATATACAAATACAAAAGTCGCAAATTTTAAAGTTATGTCTTATCAAGGCGGAACGACAATTAAAGGCGATTTAATTACAACAGGCACACTTGATGCATCAAAAGTAAATGTTGTTAACTTAAACGCAAGCAATATAACAACTGGCACAATGTCAGCAAATAAAATATATGGCGGCACTCTAACACTTGGCGGATCGAATAACGCAAATGGAATTTTAAATATTAAAGACACAAATGGAGTTATAAAAGCAAAAGGGGATGTTAATGGGTTTTTTGTTTTAGATGAAGGGGTTAATATCACATTAGAGTCAAAAAAAAATCTTATCCCAGACCATAGCTTTGAGGCGATCCCCACTGCTGGAACGGCAGACGCAACATATTATGATTTTGCAGTTGGGACATTAACAGCAAATATATTTGATTGGGGTGTGCACGGTTCCCCTCATATCTTGTCAGCACGAAACACAGGCATTACACCCGAAGCTGCGTTTGGTATGCAGTGTGCGGCAGTGAATTATAGCAATTGGTTTCATATATATGTTCCTGTGAAACCGAGCGCAACGTATTATGTGTCAGGTTATACAGCTCGTGGGTATAGAAATCCTTCTGCTGGCAAGTCGAGGCTATATGTATCTTTTCATGATGATAACCTTACCTTACTTAGTGAAACATATGCGGACTTCACCCCAAACTCAGTGCAATTCGACTGGAAACGTGTTGGATTTAGCTTTACGACGCCAGCAAACACGGCGTACGTGATAATCGTCCCATATTCAATCGATGCCAACTATATGTATTGGGATGGTATACAATTAGTTGAAGGCGCATTCCCTGCGAAGTATGAACCTGAAGAAAACTTATGGAGGCATATTTTTGGCGTTTCTGGATTGCAAAATAGCCATCATGTAGGTAAAAACGTAGCGACTACATGGTCGGGTTCTATAAGCCCAAACACTTCGATTAACATAGCGCACTATCTAGGATATACACCAATCGTGATGTTTGATGGCACAATAGGCAATCTAATTTTAACCTGGCAAACAGTAGATGCAAATACTATTAAAGTTTACAATTTCAGCGCGGGAAGTAACACGTGGAATGGAACAATTAGACTTTACTAGAGCGAGGTGGTATAATGCGATATTTCATTATCGTAGACAAAACAAATGGGAATGTTGAGTCTAAATTTACATGGGGCGATGACAGGGATTTACCTGTAGATTATCCGTTACAGCCGAATCAAGAAATAGTTGTATTGCATGATGAAGAAGGGGAAAGCTTAGATGTATTCAACACTTGTTATAATAAAGATACTAAAACATTTGAGCCGAAATTAACAATAACATCGGATGTTCAACAAATTAGTCATATTGACGGTGTTGCTAATATTACAATCACATATCCTAGTGCTGTAAATGAAGTGTGCTATTTTTCTATTGATGGTCAAACGGTTGAATTAGATATTATTGATGGGAAAGCTACTGTTCAATTTGTAAATGAGGTTATTGGACATCATTTAATTACGGTTGCAAGCTCAACACACTATGGCAAAAATCAAATTACAATTGAGGTGGTTTAATTATGCCGAAATTGATAAAAGACAAAGATGGGAAAATATCATTCATTTTAGATGAAAAAGAAAAACAGGAACGTGAAAAGTTTAAAAATAAACGTAAACAAAAAGAGTTAGCAAAGAAATATAAAAGTAAAAATTTTAACGACTTAACACAAAAAGATAAAGATATTTTATTAGAAGTGCTTTTGCGCTTACATGATTTAATTTGATTATCGTTGTAACACCTATTTTTTAGATGTTTTTTATTGGTGTTTTTTATATTCATAATAAAAAAAAGGAGGAGAAATTCAATAGGAGGTGCAGCATGGGTGAAGAAAAGTGCTTTGAGCAAAGAAGATTTGAAAATATAGAGAACGATATTACGGAGATTAAAAATTCCCTTGCATTGCATTCTAAGGAAATAGCAGAGCTTAGAGAGGGACAAGCAGAGACAAGGGTATATGTGAAACAAATATTTGAAAGACTTGATGATTTAAAGGCTCTTTTTAAAACAGGGACAAGCGATACAAGTGATAAATGGCTGAAGGTGGTTATGGAGCTCATAAAGGCTATAGGAATTATAGCTGGGATAATAGCAGGAGTAAAGGTCTTAGGAAACTAAGGCCTTTTAATATATAAAAAAAAAAAAACAGGAGGTAATATTATGTTCAAAGTTTGTATTGACCCTGGCCATGGTGGAAGTGACAGGAGTAACAGAGGCCCAAGCGGTTATGTTGAAGCTGATGGCGTTTTGGCCATAAGCAAATATTTAAAAGAGGAGCTCGAGTCTACAGGGAAGTTTCAGGTGATTCTGACAAGGGACAGGGACAAGACACTCACACTCACTGAAAGAGGAAGGATAGCTGTAAGAA